CCGTGGCGACACGCGGGAGGACGGGTTCGTCTTTTTTGCGTACACGAAGTCGCTCAGGGCGGACGGGACGTTCAAGGAGATCTGGCTGTCCCCGAGCAGCTCGGCGCACGCGACCAAGATGGACCGAGACAGGAAGAGGAGGAAGCGTGGCCGTGACATCTGACACACCGGTGCCGACCACCGAGGGCTGGGTGAGGGCGCACGCTCTCACCACGAAGCACGTGGTCTTCGACGTCGAGGGCAACCCGCAGCCCGTGAAGGGCGTGCAGCTCTACATACCCACCGAGTGCTACGAGGCTAGCTTCCACGACGGGGTTAGCGTAAGGGGCGACCGGCACATGAGCTTCGAGCTACAGGACAAGACCTGGAGGGACAGGCGCGGGAGCTGGGCGAAGAACCGCGGCAAGAAGGGGGCGAGGAAGTGCATGAAGCGACCGCTCAAAAAGAAGAGCGCGCACGAGCTGGCCCGGGAGGCCCTGGCCCGTGAGGATGGCAGACGTGAGTACTCACTACCAATAACGTCCCCGGTTAAGTACTCGTGGGTGGACTTGCCCGCGCCACCCTACGTTGTCGGCGTTTTCTTGGCTACGCTCAGCCCAACCGGGCGCCACTGGCTGCGTGAGAAGCACGACATCAAGCGGATGAGGGCCCGGTCGAGAGAGCACGGCTACGCGATCGTCACCCGCCGCCACAAGAATGGGGACACGCTGATGGAGTTCCGGCCCCCGCTCGCCACCAGCTTTTCGATTTATGGCGAGGGAGCCCCTGACTCTGTGCCCTTTAGCTACATGAGCGCGTCCCCGGAGCAGAGGGAGCAGCTGCTCGAAGGTTTTTTGGACGGTTACGGCGCAAAGAAAGAGCTTGTCCAGGTGACCGAGCACTCCTGGGGCCGCATAAGGAGGCTGCAGGGGCTGGTTGAGTCGCTCGGGTACCGCTCAAAGCTCTCAAAGCACGAGACCAGGGGCTACTTCACCCTGGAATTTTACAAAAACAAGGAAAAGACGAGCAATTTGTACCGTTTTTTGTCAAAGGTTAACAAAATAACGCCAAAACAGTGCGCGCACGTGCTAACGGAGCGACCGTTCTTGGTCGAGGAGGGGTTTTTAGCGGTATGCTGACCAAAGAACAGGAGAAGATCCTTGCAAACTTCGCGAAGACCAACAAACACTGGCCCAAGCACCAGCTAGACGCCGCTCTATGGCAGGTTCGGTGGGAGATCGAGGCTTTGCCACACCAAAGGGAGCCCGAAGATGGCGACTATGACACCTTTCTAATGCTCGCCGGCCGGGGATCTGGAAAAACTCACACCGCGAGCCACTGGATCGGTATTCGGGCGTGGAAGTACCCTAACACTCGCTGGCTGGTGACCGCTCCGACGTCGAACGACATCCGGGCGACGTGCTTCGAGGGTGACTCCGGGCTGTTGCACATCATACCCGCCTCGCTTATCAAGGACTACAACAAGCAGATGCTGGAGATCACGCTGATCAACGGCTCGATCATACAGGGCATACCCGGGTCGGAGCCTGAGCGGTACCGGGGCAAGCAGTTCCACGGCGGTTGGTTCGACGAGCTGTGCGCGTTCGAGTACATCGACGACGCCTACGACCAGGTACAGTTCACGATGCGTCTGAAGGACCCCTCCATACCACGGGTTCAGCAGATCGTGACGACCACCCCCAAGCCCAAGGAGCTAATCGTCGATCTGAACGAGGGCAAGATCGGTGGCGAGGTCTACGTGGTCAACGCCTCATCCTACGACAACAAGGTGAACCTGTCCTCCACCTTCTTCAAGCAGCTGGAGACCTACGAGGGGACAGACCTTGGAAAGCAGGAGATCTACGGGGAGATACTTAACCCCGAGGACGCCGGCATCGTCAAGCGTAAGTGGTTCAGGATGTGGCCCGCGAAGCAGGAGACCCCGACCCTGGAGTACGTCATCGCGAGCTACGACCCTGCTACGTCCGAGAAGACGCACAACGACCCGACCGCGTGCGAGGTCTGGGGCGTGTTCGAGAGGCAGGACGCGGGCACGTGTTTGATGTTACTGGACGCGTGGGACACGCACCTCTCATACCCCGAGCTCCGAAAAAGGGTAATCAGCGACTTCAAAGAGGTCGTGTACGGCTCAGACCAAACATTCGCGAAGGGGAGGAAGGCAGACCTGATCCTGATGGAGGACAAGTCCGCGGGCATATCCCTGGTGCAAGAGCTACAGGGCGCGGGCATCCCGGTTCGCGCGTACAACCCGGGCAAGGCGGACAAGGTACAGCGCCTGAACATCGTCGCGCCCCTGATCGCGAAGGGTAAGGTCTACATACCCGAGGACCCCGAGAAACCCGGCGAGTACGCCGCGTGGGCTAGCAGGTTCCTGCGCCAGGTGTGCTCGTTCCCAGAGTCTGGTGGGCACGACGACTACGTGGACAGCCTATCCCAGGCGCTCCGGGTGCTGCGAGATTCGGGGTGGGTGCAGCTCGACCCCCTACCACCCAGGGACTACGGCTACGCGGACGATAAGAAATCCCGCTTGAACCCGTACGCCCAGTAGGCACAAATTTATGATTTTTGTGCATGAGTGGTACTAGGGAGACCATAACCAATAATGAACCCAATCAAAACACCACGTCAGATGCTATTTGAGATGTCGGGGATACTACCCGGGTACGCCAACGCCGGTAAGGTACAGAAGATTGGCGCGGACATCTACAAGAGCATCTCGAAGGCCATATCGGACTACACGAGGAAGACGGGGTCTCCACCCAAGCCCGAGGATGTTAAGGCGCTGCACGACTACGCCCGCTCCTTGAGCAAGGGCCCCTTCGTGCCAAAGCACGACCCAGAGACACAGGCTAGGGCAACGCACGCCCTCGCGACAGACCCCAACATGAGAGCGTCGTCTCCCGTTGTCAACGAGTTTGGTATCACCAAGAACTTCAACCCAGAGGTAGCACCCGACGAGTTCTTGTCTCGCGCAATGTTAGGCCGAGGCGTTCGTGGCACCATGCAGCGCCCGAAGACCATGGAGATCAGCGACCCGAACGTCGTCGAGAGCATCGAGAGCGCTCAAGGCGCTGGTCGACTGGACGATATGTACCCAGAGCAGTCCGTGACCCCCGCGTCCGACGCTATCGCGAGAACCGCGACCGGTTTGGAGAACGCTGCGCTGGCGAGCGGCAAGGTCCCGATGATCGACCAGATCAAGGTAGAGTTTTTTCAGAAAAACAAGAGGTACCCATCCGAGGAAGAGCTCGAGATGCTCATCTCAGCGTACAACCCGCTCCGCCATCAGTACGGCGAGAAGGGGGCGAGCATAATCAGCGAAAGGCCGTACACCGCCAAGGGTATGAGAGAGTTTAAGGAGCGCGCCCGCAACGAGGGAATCCCGGAGTATGCGCTTAAGTACGACAGGGAGATGTACCCAGATTATTTGAAGGACGAGCTGATGATGCAACGCGGCGAGATCCCAACGCTTCGCCCGCAGAAGTTTGACGTTGGCGGGATGGTGCTCTCACCGTACGAGATGCAGGCCGAAATGATCACCCGCGGCGGTGAGCCCTCACGTCTGAGCATGAGGGACTACCTAAGGGCCGCAAAGAAGGGCGCTGGTCGCGCGATGGACAAGATCGGGAGCAGCAAGGCCGCTAAGTTTGGAACCAAGGTCCTCGAGCGCGCGATGCCACCCGTCGGAGCCGGCATGACCGCGATGAGCGCGCACGACACCGGCAAGCGTTTGGCTAAGGGCGACTACCGTGGCGCGGCAATGTCCGGGGCGATGACCGCGCTAGACGCGGCGTCGATGGCTCCCGTCGTCGGGATGATCCCTGGCGCTGCGTCGATGGGCATCGGCATGCTGCAGGACATGATGGACGAGCGCGAGGCAAGACACCGTCCGCAGTACGAATACTCAGAGGACCAGGCCACCCCTGGTTACAGATCAGTCATGGAAGGTTATAAATAATGGCCCAGCAACCGCAGCTGCCAATCCAGCAGGGTAACACCCTCGGCGCGCTAGACCTCAAGTCCCGGGAGGACGAGGAGATAGCGCTGATGCAGGAGGATGAGATCGAGCACATCGAGGACGTGCTAGACCTTGACCCCGGCCAGGCCGAGGAGGAGCTGATCGAGCTGGAGGATGGCTCGGTAGTCGTTAACTACAAGCCCACCGAGGGCCCGCTAAAGGATCCAAACTTCTACGCGAACCTCGCCGAGGATCTGGAAGACAGCGTCTTGGAGAACCTGGCGCATGACTACCTAGAGTTCATCAAGATCGACCAAGAGGCTCGCAAGGAGCGCGACAAGCAGTACGAGGAGGGAATCCGTCGTACAGGCCTGGGTCACGACGCGCCAGGCGGCGCAACGTTCGACGGCGCCTCGAAGGTTGTGCACCCGGTCATGGCCGAGGCCTGCGTAGACTTCGCAGCCTCCAGCGCGCGTGAGTTGTTGCCGCCCGAGGGCATCGTAAAGTCAGAGATCAAGGGCGAGGCCGACCGCAAGCAAACGGACACCGCCGACCGCAAGGTCCAGTTCATGAACTGGCAGCTCACGGAACAAATCGAAGAGTTCCGGGACGAGATGGAGCAGATGCTCACACAGATCCCGCTGGGTGGATCGCAGTACCTGAAGTGGCGCTACGACACCGAGCAGCGCCGCCCGACGTGCGAGTGGATCCCGATCGACAACATACTGCTCCCGTACTCGAGCACTAACTTTTACACGTCGCCCCGGATCACAGAGATCCAGGACATCACCGAGGACACGTACCAGCAGCGCGTTGAGCAGGGCTACTACCGCGACGTCGCGGTGTACGTGGTCGACGAGATGGAGCTGGAGAAGCAGAGCCGCGCGGCCAAGGCCAACGACAAGGTCGAGGGCAAGGACGCACCGTCGAAGAACATCGACGGAATCCGTCGCGTGTACGAGGTGACGTGCTTCTTGCGCCTGAGCGACGACGACGAAACAGACGGCGCACGCGCGCCCTACATTATGTCCATCGACGAGACGACCAACAAGGTCCTCTCGCTCTACAGAAACTGGGAGGCTGGCGATGATCGTCGCGCGAAGATGGATTGGATGGTTGAGTTTAAGTTTATTCCTTGGCGCGGCGCTTATGCCATCGGTCTACCTCACCTCATTGGTGGGCTTAGCGCTGCTCTTACTGGCTCTTTACGTGCCCTACTTGATGCAGCGCACATTAACAACAGCCAGACAATGCTTCGGCTCAAGGGAGGGAGAATCTCCGGACAGAGCGACAAGATAGAACCCACACAGGTTCTTGAGATCGAAGGTGCCCCCGGCGTGGATGACATCCGCAAGTTGGCTATGCCGTTGCCGTTCAACCCACCGTCAACTGTACTGTTTAATTTACTTGGTTGGCTTACCGACGCCGCGAAGGGCGTTGTTACGACGGCCGAGGAGAAGATTGGCGACGCAAACGCTAACACGCCAGTGGGCACCACCCAGGCACTAATCGAGCAGGGCGCTAAGGTATTCTCGAGCATCCACGCCCGCCTTCACAGGGCGCAGGCAAAATCACTTAAAGTTCTTTCTCGTATCAACTACTGGTACCTGGAGGAGATGGACAACCAGTCGGGGACGGAGATTGAAAT